TAATTGCGTTTCTAAATATGTATTAAGACCATTAAAACAAAATGAGTTTGATGCTTTATTTTGTCTTTGTTATAATATAGGTTGTGGAGCGTTTGCAAAGTCTTCTTTGGTTAAGTTTATTAATGGTGGTCAAACTATTGAAAAAATTAAAGTTGGTTTCTTGATGTGGACTAAAGCAGGAGGTGTAGTAAATAAAGGTTTATTAAATAGAAGATTAGCTGAATACAACGAATATGCTAAAATTGCGTAACACACTTTCAACTGTATTTGGAGCGATTGTAGCTATTGCAAATGCTTGGGTAACTATTGACTGGGATAATTTTATTTGGTCTATAAATACTTGTATTAAGCTATTCCTATCAGCTTTAATTGCTTTGGGTGGTTATATGACTACAATAAATCGTAAGCCTTTGAATAAAAGATAAATAATGCTAAAATAATTAGTAATTTCGACAAAAAAACTAATATGTACAGACCAAGACTATCCGAAACTGAATATAACCAATATCAGTTAAAGAAATTAACCGATAAAAGAACTTATAAACTATTTGTATTTTCTGACCCTCACGGTTGGTTAGCTGACCTCAAATGTTTGCGAGTTATTAATAATGTTTTACAACACAATAAATTTGATGAAGTCTGTATTAACGGAGATATAGTAGACTTACCTTTTGTTTCTAAACATACCAATAAACTTTATTTGGATGGTATTCTTAATGGTTACAACGAAGTAGAAGAGTTTAGATACACCGAAGAACAAATACTAAAGCCTTTAAGACTTTCAACGGATGCAAAGATTACCATTCGTACCGGTAACCACGATGAGCGAGTTACAAAGCCTTTTTTATTATCTAAAGGTCAGCTTGCAAGATTAGCTATTCTTTATAAACATTTTGAAAGTACCAAGTTTGAAGAGATGCTGCACCTGGCGGAAAACGATATGGTTTACGACCCTACGGATGTGTTTAATTACTTTGATATATTTGATATTACACACGGTTTAAGTTTAACAAAGAATGCCAGCGAGAAAAACATTATAGAATATTGGGGTTCAGGTTGCACAGGTCATTCACACAGATTAGGAATGCGATACATTCGTAATAGGCATAATATTAATGCTTGGTTTGAAGTAGGATGTACAAGGTTAATGGAAGCAGTCGAATATTTACCAACAGGTAAAATAGCTGATTGGTGTCAAGGCTTCCTTGAAGTTACTTTTAAAATAGATGGCGATAAGGTTTTATTCTTTGCGCAACCTCACGCTATAATAGATTATAAATGTGTTTATAACGGTGTTTTATATGGAGAATAAGGAAGAAGAAGTATTCGATATGACTGATGGCGAGATTTTAGAAGAACTAAAATTCTTTGTCTATTTTCTTTTTGAATTAGAAGAGAAATCACTACTTTTATTCCCAAGTTATAAGACCTTAACACAGGCACGATTAATTAAAATGATAGATACCAGGTTAGATTTTTTAGATTATGAACAAGACGAAGAGTGAGATATTAGTAGAAAGACTAAAAGAATTATACAAAGAAATAGAAATAGTACGCAGAGAATTAATAAATGAAACCAATAAACAAAAACTAAAAGAGAAACAAAATGAAAAGTATCGAAGAAATTAACCATTTAGAGAATTGCGAATGTACAGAAGTATGTACTAATTGCAGCGTAAAACACCAATTTAAACCTGTTGAATTAACTGGGACTCAAATTGCTGATATTATTACAAAGCCTAAATACTACAAAGTAGAAATTAAAGGTGTTCCTGTGGATGTAATTGACATTGCAAACGCTTACAACTTGTCTTTTATGAAAGGTAATGCTATTAAGTATATCTTGAGAGCAGGAAAGAAGGACGCTTTGGTCCAGGATCTAAAAAAAGCTATCGAATGCTTACAAAGAGACATTGACTATGAAACCAGTAAGTAGGATAATTACTTTATTTTGGTTAAATTTGCGAAAGGAACTTAATGTTAGTTTAGATTATGGCAAAGAAATCAAAAGAAATAAAAGAAGTATTAAACGAAGAAATACAAGAAATAGAACAAGTAAACCCTTTGACTATTTCCGAGTGCTGCAAGGCTGAATACATATCTTCTGGTACTAAAGTATATTGCTCAAAATGCAAGGCAGATTGCAGATTAGAGAGACAAAAAAAACTAATTAAACTATGGTCATCAAAAGGATAATACTTGGATTGGTAGTAATTTTACTACTATCTTCTTGCAAGTCTAAAAAGCTGGTAGAAACTACAAAGGTGGATTCTGTTGTAACTATTGTCCAAAAGGTAGAATTAACAACCGATTCAAGTAAGATTGAAACTACTGAAGAAGTGATTTACGAGTTTGACACAGTAGGGACTCCACTTGTTAGCCCATCTCAAGCTATTAGAGGCGATTACAAGCTAAAACTGAAGTCTATTAAGGTAAAGAGGCACATTAAAAAAGATAATCGCTTACAGAGCCTTAAAATAGCTAAAGCAGAAAACAAGGCTATAAAAATAGATAAGACTGTGGTCCAGGAAGAAAAGCCAAAAGGAAATAACACTTTACTCTATTTATTAGGTATTGGTATCGTTGTTTACCTTATCCTAAAAAAACTTTAAAAATAATTTATCTCATTTTCAAGTACTTATGATTTGCAAAAGCATTTTATTAAAATAATGTTTGCAGATTAAATCTTAATTAAGATATTTGAATACCGAAACAAACCAAACGGTCCAAAAATTATGAATACTTTAAAAGAATTACAAATCGCAAAAAATTACGCTCAAGCAATCTCAAATTACAATGGATGTAATTGTACAGTAAATGTTCAATCATTAGAACAAGATTCATTTGATTTAGATATTAATGGAGAAGCATACGCTGGAGGTTCTTACATGATTACTTTAGATGGTAATGTTATTAATGCAGCTTTACCAGGTAAACCAATATACGGTAAAATTGATTCAACTGTAGATCAAATTATTATAAATTTATCAAAATAACTAAAACCAAAAGGGGTGCAGCATCCTACACTGCATACAAACTATGTTCAACTTTAACCAAGAACCATCATTTGAGCAAGGCTTAAAAGATGCAATCAACAAGCTAACTAATCAGCTACCAAGTGTACAAAAAGACCCTTATCAATCAAGGCAAGTACACGCAAGAATTCAAGTATTTAAAAGAGCCTTAGAACTATTAAATGATTTACCAGAAAGAACAAGCAGCAGCAATTAAATTACTTAGCATTGGGGAGACAATGCAAGTAGATAAGCGAGAAGGCAACCGTATAAGGTCCTTACTATCCTATTACAAAAGTTACAACGGCAAGATTTATACTTGCAAAGAATTAACCAAAAATTGTTTAACCATAACTCGAAAAAAATGAAGAAGTTAAAAAACCCAATTATCCAAGATATTAACATAGTTGAAATAGACTATCAAAACACCTATTATACAGAATATACAGATGGTTTTATTGTTTACCACCATAGATTTAAACAAGCAGATTTGCGCTTTTGGGTTATTGAAAACTACGATATTTCAAGAGGTCAAGTTAAAATAGAGTTAGATCCTATTTCTATTGAACAGGCGGAAAATCCTATCTACTTTACTCAAGATGTAGAAGAGTTTATTAACGAGAATTACGAAGAGTTAATTTTAGCAATTCTAAAGCAGCCAGTTCTTGCAAGTCAATCTACTTTTGGAAACACATTGTATAACATTTGTAGACCGAGATAATGGATATATTCGATAACTTTTTTGGTATCACTTTAGAAGAGATGCTGGAAGAAATAGATAATTGTTACACTATAACTGAAGAATAATGAGCATTATAACTGTACACAAATTTATAGCAAATCCGCCGAAGGAAAGTAAGCTGGATAAGTTAAAAAGGCTTTATAGGCAAACATTAGAAGATGGTAACTACTGCAAATCAGTCCAGGCAATGTATCTAATTAATAAAGTTAAAGAAGCTGAAATACAAAGGATTACAAACGATTACGAGCTTCATTTATCTAAGCAAATAATTAAAAATAATTATCTTAATTTAATTAAATAATTAGTATCTTTAAAAACCAAAACAAAAAAACTATGTCACTATTAAAAATTCAATCCGAATTAAAAGCACCTAAAAACCAATTCAATTCATTTGGTAAGTACAAGTATCGTTCTACGGAAGATATATTAGAAGCAGTTAAACCTTTATTGTTAAAGTACGAATGTACGATGACCATATCGGATAACATCAAAGAGATAGCAGGGATAATCTTCTGCGAAAGTTCTATTGTATTTACAGACAAAGAAGGTAAAACTTTTATAACCTATGCTTCTGCTGGGATAGATCCTAACCGTAAAGGAATGGATATTGCGCAGTCGTTTGGTAGTTCGAGTTCATATTCACGAAAATATGCGCTTAGTGCTATTTTTCTCCTGGACGATACTAAAGATGCAGACGCTACCAATATGCATGATGCAGTCAAGATGGTAGAAGAAAAATTAGCAAAAACAGTATTAAAAGTGGGTACGGATCTGTTTAAAAAATGCAGAGCAGGTTATCTAAAAGATGCAACTAATTTACATGCTATACAAGAAAGGTTTTCAATGAGTGAAGAGACCTTAAGGATTTTAACTGCTAAGCCTAACGAAATTATCTAATTATGATAAATAACAATGCGATTAATGACCTTGAGAAGGCACAAATCATAGACTTTGAAAACATTAGTAAATCTTCAATATCTCATGCAGTAGAATTAATATCTATTCCAATTATCGAAGGAGAAATATCAGCAAGTAAAAAAATAGTTCAATTTATTGCACTAAAAGATTTATTAGAAGATGTAATTACAAAAATAAGACCTTCTGCAATGGAAGAATTAAAGCTATCTAAAGGAGAAGGAATTAATATCTTTGGTGCTAAGGTAGAACCAGCTACTACAAGTAAATATGATTTTACCGCTTGTGATGACTTTGAATGGAATAAGTTAAATGCTGAATTAGCTGATATTAAAGCTAAAATGAAAGAAAGAGAATCTTTTTTAAAAGCTATCAAATCAGCAGTATACTTGCCAGAAACTGGAGAAGTAGTCAATCCTCCAATAGTCTTAAGGACCGAAACAATTAAAGTAACAATTCAAAAATAACCCTTTAAAAAAAATAAAATGGAAGTACAAGGCACAATTTATGCGATCGGACCAATTCAAGAAATTACCGATAAATTTAAGAAACAAGAAGTAATATTAGAGACTTTAAATGGCGATTACACGCAACACATTAAAGTTCAGTTTACACAAAAAAGGATAGATCTATTACAAGCATTTGCACCAGGTAGCGAAGTTGTATGTCAAATTAACCTTACTGGTAAACTTTACAAAAACAAAGAAGGTAAAGAAGATTGCTTTACAAGTGTAGACTGCTGGAAGATTAATAATGTAGGTACAGAAGTAATTACAATCGAGTCTGAAAGCGATAGTTTACCGTTTTAATTAACAATATTGGTGCTGCTGCAAGCGTTCTTTTTGCACCAAAGATAAGAGGTGTCTGCGCAATATTAGGGGAAAGTTTAACAATTTTAGCAGAGATTAACACCCAAGTGCTAACGAGCAGCGTTAGTATTTTAAAATAAAAACTATATGGATTACATAGAAGATTATCAAACGAATAACATAACCATTGAAGACTTAAGTAAGAAATATAATATATCTCAAAGGCATATTAGAATTATTTTTAAGATAAAAGGTATTAAGACAAAACATAAGCATAAAAGAAAACTAACTTTAAAAGTAGATAAAGTATTCCCAGTGTTTTTGCAAGATTACCTTGAAAATGGTAAAAGCATGCAGCATTATGCTGATAAGTACGATGTAAGCAAATTTGCTTTATCAAAAAGATTAGAAAAATACTTTTCTTATAG